TGAGGTATGTCACTACGGTATAAACCATACAGACTTGCTTTTAATCTATTAAGTACATCGGGCTTAACTTTCGTTATTTCTACCCCGAATGTTCTACTAATAGACAAGCTATGTATTGCTTCTACCGCTTTTTTGTATATTTTATGTTTGTACACTGCGTCTACAACTACTTTACAAACCTGTGTAGCATAGTCCCATGCTCCCGGCATAGGTGTATCTAGATCCTGTTTCTGTTTGTCAGATATATCATGTCTTAAATACTCTTTCTGTTTGATTTCATGCTGCAGACTTTCAGTTGTAATATCCAAAGACAGACCACCCATGGACACGTGAGTCTGTTCTATAATATCCAAATCTTCCAAACTAACATTCCATTTGTGACATAAATATTCATATTGTACCCTTTTTATGTCCGCGGCTACGTCTTTAAGCATACCCCGTTGTTGTGCTTCTGCTATACGTGTCACAATTGCTTGTTGTAATGGTAACACTTTGTTGGGTACAGCCATTTCTGTTGGACCATGTACTAAAGTAGCTATGGCTCTACTTAGATACTGTCCACCGCAACCATCATAATGGTCAACTCGTAAGAATTCTGCAATGGAACCTAAAAAGCATTTAGACATTTGAAATCTAACATTATGTAATTCAGCACCTGCTACCAGAGCCTGTACCTGTTGTAAGCTATCAACAGCTGCCAAAACATCATCACCATTATGGGTTGCCACTAAGTCCCTGCCTTTAGTTAACAACCTTATATATATATAGTTGAGGACCGTATTCATGAATGTTGTCAGTCTCCAGCCTGATAATAACGTACCAGTCGTTTTGTAAAAACTATCTTGTCCTTGTTCTTTGATAAAACATGAATCTAGAGAGTGTAGTATCCATGGAAATACCTTCCGCTGTTCAACAGACATCTTCTTGCCAAAAACCGCAAAGTATGCTTTTAAGACTTCCCGCATACTTGCCACTGAGTGTTGAGAGTTGAAGTCCTCGAAGTCAAAGCAGTAAGGCACCCCATTACGCATTATCTCACGTACAGTATTTTTAACATTATTTTCTTCAGCACCAGGCCCTATAGGAAATAATTGTGATAATACGCGCTCACAGTCACCAAATACGAATCCAGTAAGTATAAAATTTGTAGCGTCTACACCGTAGATGGCCCGCATCTTAGTCCACTCACACTTAACAGAGGGCCAAGCTCTTATCTCAGGTGGTCGTGATAACAGATCATCTAACTTTGGTTTGGGCATTGCGTTAAGACTAAAAAACTTGTGTCTATTTAGACTATCTTTAGCCACATACTTAAGGTCTTCTTCGTATTGAGAATGGTAAGCGCCAGTCGGTGCCCACTGCCATCGCTTGTTGATATATGACGACCATTTGAGGTTATCTACTTGTCCACCCAAATTCTTGATCCGTGTAAACAGACTACCAGCTTCTTGGAAAATGGCTTCAGCATCAAAGGTAGCTAGGTTGGGTCGTGTTCTGTTTTCCTTCTCATTATGCCAATCTACACTACCTAAACCCCGATTAGCTAAGACTTCCATTTCGAAGAAAGGTTTGAGATCCAATGGGACTAGGTTCTGCAGCGCTTTGAGTCGCAGTGTGAACTTATTTTTAATTTTTTTGATAAAGTCATCAAGACTATCGAACTTCCATTGCCAAATACCGGAACAAGATATATACTGCCAAGCAATGTCAGGAAGTGACTTTGCCCAAACTATGAGTCCTATAAACATCGATTCATGCATTCCTAGTGAGGCTAGATGCTCCAAACATGGATACATGAATCTAGCTCTATGATCAAACCAGCTGACCCCAAGTTTTCTGAGCTCTTTGATAGTCAAATGCCGCAAATGTAAAGAAGAGATTTTAGTGATAGGCGGTTCACTTGTACCGGTAATCCATGAGTGTATCGTAGGATAGTTCTCCAGAGAACCCTTATACTGTTTGATACTACTCCGAGTAATAAAGAAAGCATGCCTCAACACATCAACATCGTCTATAAGGCCATAAGGAAAAAGATCTGGGCCATACTGTAATCGAGATAACCGAAGCAACACGCTCTTAGGCATGTGCTTCAAAGGTAATGAATTATGTATATATAGCACAGTGAAGTCATGATCTGGTAAATAATGAGCCAATACTGGGACGGCCCTGCCTCGGATATGCATGTGTACAACACCATTAAGATTAACCCCATTCAATATGTCATACAGTAAAAAGTTAGCTTCACTGAAACTAGTTTCATTCAAAATATCGCCATTTGATAAACAATACATAGGCACAGCCATACGTTTATTATCCAATAGTTTTAAACTTGAGGTCCCGCCTCCACCTCCATAGGTTGCGCCTCTGGTGGATCCGGTGGTTTGTCTTCTTGTGATTCTATTAATGGTAATACTCCTTGGGTTGTGGGCAACGGTACGCCTGCGTGCAGGTGTTCCACGCGAAAATCCGCCGTCTCAAAATCATACACAGCAGCTAAAGCTACAGTATACTGTTGTCCTGCATCTGTTGCTACTCTGATTTCGGTTATTCCTGACTGTAGTGCTAGCACATGCCCTCCACTAGGCGCATTCCAGTTGGGTTCAAGTTGTGCTGACGGAATATCCCGCGACCAATACACTGTTGTCTTAGTACGCAAACAAAATTCTGTGCTAGTCCCGAAAGTGTAATCTCGTGCAACAATACTCTCTAGTGTATATGACTTAGGTTCTTCTAATTCTTTAGGTGTTACTGGAGGCATGGCAACACTAACATCATTGGCTGCATATATCGTATGTCTACCATTCCGAGTTGGGTGTTGGTAGTTCACATTGTAGCCTTGAAATCTAGATAGTACACCTAGTGCCCATAGATCATTATAGTTTAAGGCCTGCATCACCCTACGCACATTCCTTTTCTTTACGCCTGGACTAATATTATAAATAGAACCATAAGGAGTCCCCGCTATTAAAGAACCCGCTAGACCTGCTATCAATGTAATGCATGAAGGCGCTACTATAGTATTCATTAAGATATAATTGTCTCTAATATCATATCCATAGTCTGTAATATTCTGAAAATTGAGCGTACCGAATGGAACCCGTTTATTATAACAGCTTCTTAGTGGCTCAGTCCACACTGTTGCTACACATGAGTGCGCTCCTGTAGGTACGGCCCTACCTATTACAGCTGAAAACATAGCATCTGCTCTATAGTGTTCGTCTACTGTTAGGTTTGTTACTCTGGAGAGACCTACCAATAAGTCCATTAAATTTTTCTTATTGAAGATAGTGAAATATTCTCCCCAATACCAACATGTATTAGCAAATACAGATTCTATAATTAAAGAATCAGACTCTGTGTCCAGACTTCTCACTGCTTGGATGGCTTCGGCAGTTGTACATACTCCTTCCTCTTGTAACAATATATGTATAGCGGCTCTCTTGAGGCCCAACTTTGGCAGATAGAGGGTACGTGGTATTTGTGTCCACCAGTGTGCCTCAACTGTTTCTGTTGCTGGCTGTGCTAGCCAATACTTACAAGCTCGCAGCGCCGCTAACATATCCTCATGCCATCTGTGATTATTCACCAATTTAATGATAATTGCTCGCACTTCTTCTGCACTATAAGTTGTAGTCATAGGCACTATTTGTGTAGGGGTTGTGATGCCTATCTTCCCTTCTATACCTAAGTCTATAACCTGATCACATAAGAACGGAGTGTGTCGCACATCATCTTGTATGATATTATCAAGGATAGCTAAGTCTTTAGATGTCAAGCCTGAACAGTTTAGGAAACC